GGCATAACATTAGCCCAAGCATGTGTCCAAAACATTTTAGTGTAATGATAATAATCAAAACCTAATACTAACGAGTGCTGTATTATTTGGTCTAATTCATTACGTTTTCTTTCAGTATAGTCTGCTAATACAGTAGGTATAACAATTTGTTCCCAAACATCAGCTGATGTAGCTACTATGTTACCAGCTGGATCTGTATACTCAGAATTAAACACATCTACATTGTAACCTTCTTGTAAAGCTAAATATGTATAATGTATACCACCATTATCTAACTTCCACTCTTCAAGCGGATCGTAGCCATACGGCTCTGATAGTCTTTGAGCAGCACCTATATTAAGCGAAAACTTATTACTTATTTTATATCTATATCTTTCAGATGTTTCAACATATTTAACATCTGCAAAACCATCTTCTAAATATTCACCTTTTAATATATATTTATCTTGCACAAATCTAACAAAATGATGTTGATCAATATACTCGTTGCCTTGTTGTCTACTGTAATCAACTTCAAACAAAAACTCTAAACCAGATACCTTACCTATGTTAGCACCATCTGACCATGAATTTTCTGTACCGTCGTAAAAAGTTTGTGCTCTGTTTTCATAACCAAACCTAGCTATTTTACGTATACCTAATACTAAATTATAATCATAAGGGGTTTTAATTGTTGACGTTTGCAAACCATTTGTAACAGAAAACACATCAACATCTGATATTGACGTACCACCATTTGCAGCTGCATAAAACGTAGAGAATTTAAATATTTTTTTTATATCTTGACTGCAACATTTTTTAGGGGCTGCACAAGCTGTTAAAATAACTAATAATAGTATAAATAGTTTTTTCATTAATAAATATGTATTTTTTTACCTTGTTTACTTTTTCTTCTTTTTTTGTATTTTTCAACTTCCTTGTTTTTTATACCTAAATTATATGTAGTATAACCACTAAAGAATAATAATCTTTGATATGCTTTATATTGTGAGTCAAAAGCGTTTCTAGTATTTATAGTTTTTCTATAAACTCTATTTAATGGTAGATTAAGTATTGCTTCAATATAAGCTGTATATGCGTCAAAATGTGGATTGTCAATATCAAAATCACCCATTTTTTCTATAGCCCTCTTATCATATACTAAGGTTTTTTCTGCACCTACTATTCTACTAGCTTTAATACCTATAACAGGTGATAAGTTTAAGGCTTCTATAGCAACAGCAGTCATATCTGGTCTTTTAGACTCACGTTGTTTTCTAAACTGTCTAACAACATTTTTTAACGTAGAAGCAATAGCACCATATATACCAGCACCTCTTAATATACTGTCTAAGCTACCGTTTAAAACTCTTTCTTTTTTCTTATCAAAAAACTCTTCATCGTCATCATCAAATAACATCATAAATAAAGCAGACTGTAAACTATAGAATATTATATTTTGTACAGCACCATAATATAATATTTTATTTACATTAGCTAAATCACTTTGGGCTTGAGTGGTATAACCTTTAGATATTCTTCTATTAATTAAATCTGAAAAAGATTTTTTCATTAATCTATTATACTGTGAAGTAACGTTTTGAAAATTTAATATTATTTTACCAGCAACAGAAGACTGTTGTTTTGAAACCATATCAGGTCTTGCGGACTGCTGTGTAGCTTCTGCTATTTCTTGAAAATCAGCAAAAGCTTTTTCTTGAGCTTCTTTTTTACTTAAACCTTGTTTTAAATAAGTATTAAGTCTATTTCTATACATTGTAGCACCACCAGAAGCAATTGCAATATTATCACCAATTTGTGTAGGTAAAAAACCTATTTGTAATAACTTTTGTATAACAGTACGTGTTGGACTATCTGATTTTGCAACAGCTTGTGCTAATTCAGCGCCGTTAACGTCTGTTCTAATACCGCCACGCCTTTGTTTCATAAAATCAGAGTTAAATAACATAGCCCAATCAGCCCAATATTGTTTTTGATTTGCAAAGGCTTTTGCAGCAGCGTATAAGTTATTATCAGCAAAGTTTATAAAGTTTACAAAAGATAATTGCTGTAATATAGCTGATCTAACATTAAAAAACATTACAGTACTAACAGATCCATTTAAATAATCTACAAACACGTTTACATAACCGTCTTGACCTTGAGGTCTATTTCTGCCTGTTTGTATTCTATAAAGCATATCTAGTATAGAGTCTCTCATCTCTTTACCGTAAGCAGCTTCAATTTTGTTTAAGTTTTCTGTAGAAAATATAATATCAACGTTATCACTAAACTCTTTAAAAAACTGAGCTCTACCAACTCTACCAGTTGCATCGTCTAAATCAACTCTAATATCACCTGTGTCCCAAGTCTCTGTAGGAGCAACATAATCTTCTTGCTTTGATATTATGTTTAAAGCCTCAGCATAAGCTAATAACTTTTCATCATTACGAACCAAGCTAACAAGATCTGCTTGATCTTTTTTACTTAAACCAGGTACAGTATGCCCGTGCTTATCAAACAAATAAACTCTTATAGCGTCTTCATAAGTAAAATCACCTGTTGGCACTTCTTTTTTAAACAGTTTTTTAACCTCAGGCATTTGTTTATTTAAAGCTTTATAATCGTTTGCTATAGACTGTCTAGCGGTATCAAGCTCTCTAAAAGCTCTGTTTAAAGGTTTTATTAAAGTTTTTTCAAAAAAGTCTCTATGACTATCACCTATTCTACCTTTACCCATAAAGTTGTATAATAAACCTACAAAATCTTCATGTGATGGCGGTATAAAAAATCTAAATTTACCTTTGCTAGCACCACGTTTTCTAGCTTTAGCAGCGCCAAATCTTTTATCAGCACCAATGCCAGTAACGTTTTCAAGTATTTCATTAAATGCTTTGTTCATAGCAGCTTTACTCTCAGCTCCTTTTGCTTGTCTAACTTTTGATTTAACATCAAATTGATCTAATATATTTTTAACTGCCTGCACATTTTGCAACGCATCGTCAGCAAAATAAAAGTCATTGTAACCATCAGCAACTTTTTCAGCAACCCATAACGCTTTTGCTTCAGCTGTAGAGTTTGCAAGGCCAGTTATATTTTTTAAAGGTATATTTAAACCATTTGCTTTTAAAAATTCAAATATAGCAACAGCAGACTCAGGTGGTCTAGCAGTTAAAACAAACATATCTTTTGTGCCAAATTTATTAGCAAGTTTTAAAGCTTTTTGAAACAGCGGTGCTGTTCTACCTTTTATAACTTTGTTAAACTCAGAAAAATCAAATACATAACCTTGGCCTAATAAGTCTTCGTATGTACTAGCATATTCTGCTGGCGTTAAAGATCCTGTGGTGCCTTCAGGTGTAGTAAACTTAACTAACGATTGGCTAACAGCTAAAGTATCATCAAAATCTAAAATACTTATACCTTTACTTTCAACACCTACTTCTCTACCTTTTTGTATTGCTTTTTCAAAAGTTTGAGCTTTTTTAGGGTCTTTTATAAAATTAACTTTTGCATAATTTTCACCTATAATTTTATTAGTACCTATTTCTCTAATAGCAACTATATCTTTTTGAACTAAAGTTCTATTGTTGTAATATCTTTTCCAAGCAGGATCTGTTAATTTATAATCACTAGGCATAATAGAATTATAACCAACGGCTTTTATATTTTTATCCATTGTTTTAGGTATAATAGCTACGTTGTAGTTTTTATAAAAACTATCTAAATCTTTTATACCGCCTTCAGCTAGATTAGCTTGTAATGTTTTAATCATCATCCAGTTAGCAGGTATCATGTGCTCATATTCTAACTCACTACCAGGCTTGCTAAATGTATTATAATTTTCTGACACATAAAGCAAATTAGCTGCTCTACGCATAGGCGCTTTCATGTTAGAGTTTAAGCTAAAAAGCATCATCGCTAAATTAGTGTTAGACAAGCTACTTTCCTCGTTAAATATAGTTATAAGATCATTAACTAATTCTCTAGCTTCCTTAGCTTCTTTTAAACTTTGTTTTTTAACAGCAGCTTCGCCCTCATTTTTAATTTTACTTATAAAAGTCTCACTAGTTTGATTTATAACACTAGTGTTTACGTTTATAGCTTTGCCTTTATAATTAAAAATTGCTGTACTTAAATTTTTTCCTGTATAAACTATATTTAAACCAGGCACACCTTTATTTAAAACATTTACAAAATCAGGTACATTTTTAAATACTTGTTTTCTATTTTTTAAAGTTTCTTTACCTTTTGCTTTTTTTAATTTTTTTACAGCTTCATCTCCAATATAAAACACATCACCTTCACTATTTACGTCGTATCTGCCGTCAGCTATTTTAGAAGCTCCAGCATACATAGGCTTCATAAATGCTAAAGCGTATCTAAGACCTTGTTCAATACCGTGTTTGTCAATTAATTTTTTAACAGCAATTACAGCACCCGCTCTTTGCTCTTTAATTAAATCTAAATCTAAAAATAATTGATCTTGGGTTTTACCTTTAACACCTGTTATTTCTAATATACTTAAATCAAAATTAAGTAATTCATCAAGTAAATACTTGTTAAAATCTTCAGGCTTTTTAGTTATTTTAACATTGTCAATAGGTTCTTTTACGTATTGCTTTATTATGTTATGTATATCGTTTGTTAAGTCTACTATTTGATCAGCACTTAAAACACCGCTGTATATAATTTCCATAGCCTCAACTAAATATTTTTTTCTATATACTGGTATGAGTGGTGATATTATATTACCAACGCTAGGTAATCTAAGCAACAACTCAGCAAGTTTTTCAGGTTTTAAATTAGCAGCAGCTTTTGATTCCATAGCAGGTGATTTGCCATCTTCTATTTTAAACAAAGCGCTAGCTACTTGGCCATTGTCTAATAACTGTTGTCTTACACTTTGATTAGTAAGCATTTTACCCGTTTGATTAGCTATTGCTAAAACTCGAGCCGACGTGTTTCTGTCTGTACGTACAGGTTTACCGTCAACAATGCCAAATACTTCTAAAAATTTAGTTTTATCTATGTTTTTATTTTTAACTTGTATTGCTAAACCAGCTTTAGTACCAGTTTCAGCCATTTTAGCTCTATCAGTTTTAGTATAAAACTCGTTTAATAAAGTTTTAGGCACGCCAGTCGCTGTACCACTTGACGTAGCACCTTCTGGTAACATAGCTATTAATAAATCAGCGTTTTTATTAATAAACATTTGAGCTGACTGTAACTCTTTTTTAGTTATATTAGCTAAGTTTTCTATTTTTTTAGGTGATATACCGTAAAGCTCGCCAACTATTTCAGGTACTAAGTTTTTTAAGTTTTTAAAGTTTAAATTGTTTATATCTAAGTCTGATAGTTTTTTAGATATAATTTCATCTACTTTGTTTTTAACACCAAGTCTTTCAGCTAAATTAATCTTTTTTCTTCGTGGTCTTGATACTTCTACATCTACTTCTCTTTCAGCTATATCAACTCTTGTTGAAACATCTTCTGTAAACTCTTCGCCTAAAACTCTTCTAGAAGCTTCTATAGCTCTTCTTCTTAAATTAGTATTAATATAAGCAGCTAATGGCACGCCAGACTCAACCTTGTAATCTCTAATCAAGTCAAATATTCCACGCTTACCTATTTCTATTTCACTCATTAAAAGCTCTTTGTCGTAGTTTGGTGCATTTCTACGTTCTTCTGCTATTCTAGCTGTTATAGGTTTAAATAAATCTATAATATCCATAGCACCAGCTACACCTCTTTGTTCAAATATTTGTTGTACTTGATCCGAAGCTTCTTTAGACTCTTTAGCGTTTTTATCATCAACTTCCGAAGCTACTAACGCTGTTCTTGAAGGAGCAGCAACACCAGTTTTACCGTTAAAAGCATTATACTGTTTTATGAACTCTAACATAGTACCAGGATCTAGCTTTTCTAAATCTAAGTTCATGCCAGTGTTTTTTCTAAAAATATTTCTAAATCCTTCTGCCAAAAGATCAAACACACCGGCGCTTTCTGTATTAAGATTTGCCAAGGTATAAGCTTTGTAAACATCAGATACTGCTGTAAAAAACTCTTCGTCTAAAGCACGACCTTTATAATCTGGATCAGCTACATATTGTAAAAATCTACCAGCTATATCTTCGTTCATTTTTATTTGTAACGGATCAGTAGATTTACCAAGCTCTTTAGTTAATAAATTTCTTGCTTCTTTTAGTTGTTTATCATTAAACGCATTTAGTATTAAATGTAAACCGTCGTGGTGTATTGAATTAGTAGAATATGGATCATTTTTATTAATCAAGTTAATAGCATTTTCTTTTACAGCTATAGTTTCATTTCCAAAAGTAATAGCAGTGCTTTCTCCATTTTCAAGTCTATCTCTTTGACCTTTGGTAATATTATATTTTTTACCATCAATATATTTTAGAGCCCCTTCAACAAATTCAAAACTAGTTATTGTTTTATCACCTAACACACCGTCTTGTGTATTGTTTATTGCGTAGCTTATGCTTTTAAGACTCTGCAAATAATTACCTGTTCGTACGGCTTTCATTTTTTTCTTACTAAGAGCTTCTCTTTTTTTCTTAATTTTATTTAATTCTAAATCAATAGCAACACTACCTCTTCCACCCATAGGATCAACACCGCCAAACTTTTCAAGAGTCTTTTGTTCAGACTCTAATTTTTCTTGTTGTCTTCTTAAAACAACATCTTCTGTTGCAGCGTTAATATAATTTTCTTTTGATTTTTTATTATCACCAAGAAGATCTAAGTTAGTATACTCGTCCATCATATCAAGCTGATCATGTATTGCGTCTCTATCTTCTTTTGATCTTTTGCCGTTTTTGTATTCTAAATCTACTTTTTTTCTTGCTTGGTTTATAAAATTTCTTTTATGATCAGGATTTGTATGCGCTACAAATTGTGTTAAAAGCTCTTTTGAACCTGTAGTTACAATTTTACCACCACCAACTAACGGCCCTGTAGCAAGCATAGCTTGAGTACCAGCCTCTAATACTCTTTTTTTAATTTCTTTTACTTTAGGATTAACGCCAGTAGCTCTTGACACGCCGAACAAATTAACACCTTCTTGCAAAGTTTCTGTTAAAGTTTCTGCAAACATAGAAATAGCTACATCTTTACCAAAAGATTTATAACCACCTTGTAAAAACTTTATATACTCTCCGTCTATAAACTGTCTTGTTAATTTTTTTGGTAAAAACTTTACCGCTTTACTAAATCCTATATACGCACCAGCCATATCTAAACTAGCGTTAACACCGCCAATACTAAAAGCTATGTCTGTGTCAGACTCACCATTTTTAACTAACTCTAATATAGCATCGGCTTGAGTTTTAATATCTTCTTTATAAAAAGCTTTTAAAGCTTCTTTTAACTCTAAATCTGGAAACATTTTCATAGCTGCTTTTTGCGATGTTATTTCCGCGTAAGCATTACCAGCTTCTTGCACCATAGTAGAACCACCACCACTAAGCATAACGCTAAGCATTTGGACACCTTGATCACCTATCATACTATATAGCTTTTCACCGTCTACATCAATACTTAAATCTTCATCATAAAGCTCTACTACATTAAGCTTTTGAAGTTTTTCTTGATATTCTTTTCCTTTAGCAAACTGTTGGCTAGCTTGTTCTTCTAACTTAGGCATAATATTGTTTATTTGCTCTATTCTTTCAGCAACAGTATATATACCACCTTTTACATTTAACTCAGGAGATTTTTGGTTAAAAACACCTATAACGTTAATTTTTTCGTTAGGATCTTTTTGTTTTAATTCTTCTAGTTCAGCGCTTATATTTCCTATTCTTTCATCAATATTTAATTTAGTAAAATCAGCATCTGCTTTTGGAAATTTAACACCTGCAGTTCCGTAAATAGCTCTAAATAATTTATCTAGTTTTGGGTTTCTTCTAAGACCTTTAATTATTGCTCTACCAGTTGCTGTTTCGCTAAGAACTTCGTCTTCTTCTTCTTTTGCTAATTGCGGTTTTAAAGCAGGTTTAAAAACATTTTCAGCTATTTCTCCAGTAAGTTTTTCTAATCTTTTTAAATCTTCACTTTCGTCAAGCCTTTTATCAAACTCTTTACCCATTGTAAAGGTATACTCTTGCATAGCTTCAGAGCTTTGGCTTATATCTGCTACGTTGTATTTTTTACTTAAGTTGTTAATAGTGTTTTTTTGTAAATCTTGCATGCCAACTGCTATGTCAGCAACAACTTTAGTAACAGCATCACCGCTATTAAAAATATCATTAGATATATCGTTTTGTATTTCAAAAATTTCTTTTGCGCTTAAATTTTCAAAATCTACAGAGTCGTATTTTTCTCTTGCAGTTTGATAACCAGCTGAAAAAAAGTTTAAATCAATATTACTTTTGTCAACATGTTGTTTAATAAAATCATTAATTTTACTGGCTTTACCTCTATGCTGTTCACCCATAAAAAGGTTAAGTACGTCTACACCAAAAGTTTCTGAAACAGTGTTTTTGTTTTCATCAGGCGGCGAAGTAATAGTTATAGCATCTGTACCTGGAATACCAACTCCTAAGCCTCTTCCTATAGGTATACGACGATTTGCTTGTTCAACTTTAAAGCCCATCATACTTAAAACATCTTTATATTTTGTTACAAACTGTTCTTCGGTTAAATCAACATCAGCAGGTGTTATTTGAGGTAATTCAGCTGTTTTACTACCTTCTATTTTAGGAGTATAACCTTCACCTTGCAAGCCCATTTGTTGCAATGATGTAAAATACAAATCAAAGTCTTCGCCTCTTTTAGAAGCAAAACCTTTAAGCTGTTCTAAAGTATATTGATTATCTCCTAATGTAAACATTTATTCAGCGTTTTCGTTGATAAATTTATCTAAGTTTTCATTAAAGTCAGCGTCGTTAACATTTAAAGTAATTGACTTAGGCGGTTCTGTGTCTCTGACTTCTATTTTTATTTCTTGTGCAAATAAAGCTCTAGGCTCACTTACTTTAAACTTATCTGGATAATTTCTTCTAAGTTTATCTCTTAGTACAGGAATAACAGCATCATCATCTTTTCTTTCTGATTCACTTAAAGCGCCTAACACGTTTGCAGAGTTAAAACCAGTTGCTCCAGCAACATACCAAGTTTGATCTTTAAATACATCTTTAGCTCTAAAGCCACTATTCTCTGTTAACATGTCTATAGCGCTTTGGTAATTAACTTGTCGAACTGTTCTTTCGTCTGTATCTTCATCTGTGCTAGTTAGTTCAAGTATTAAACCACCTTTTGGATCGTTTTGATCTACATTAGGATCTTTTTTAATACTTAAAAAGTTACCATCACCTAAATTTATAGGAGGTGCTTCTTCTCCAGCCTGTACATCATTAGCAGTTGCAACAAAAGATTGTACTTTACGAGCGTTTTCTCTTTCTGTCGCAGTGCCATCGCTATCATTTCCTGATGGTACATACTTTTGTAAACCTCGAGCGTTTATTGCAGTAGATTGATCTTTTACAAAATCGCTTAAAAAAGCTTTTGAAACTCCTAAGTTAAAATTAGGATCTCTTGGATTTAACAAAGCAGATTTTAATTTTTTATAATTATCTGGGTTATTAGCAAAATCACTAGCATCTACTACACCGTCTTTTTTACCCGCATCAAATTCAGCTACGCTTAACGAGCTAAATAACCTAAAAGAAGTTTTACTTAAATCTGCAGAGTTTAAATCTTCAAATAAAGATTTATCACCATACTTTATACTAGCAGCCCACTCAAAATCAGCAGATGTTTTTATTTTTCCTGTAGCTGATTGAGCAATAACTTTTTTGTCGGGATCGGTTAGCGTTATACCTTTTAAACCATTGTCAAGAGCAGATTTTTCACTATTAGCAAAATCAACACTAACCACACCGTTAGCAGGTACTATTAAACGTTTAACACTGTTTTGATCAACAGTAAGATTGTTACCAAAAGAATCTTCTATAGGCTTACCATTTTTATCCACATAAGAAAATATAATATTTCCTTCATTGTCATAACCTTTTAATGCTCTAGAGCCATCACCTAAAGGCCTGCCATTATTTTTTAAAGCTCTTAAAAAATTAGCGTCATCAATTCTTTCAGGGTTTATAACAAAATTTTCTGGCTTTAAATACTCACCTATTAACTTAGAAGAAACTTCATAAGATTTTGCTGACTCATATATATTATCTCTTCTTTCTTTTAAAGCTCTTCTTGCTTTTTTTCTTTCATCACCTTTTAATTCACTACTACCAATAATAGGGGCTAAAGATCTAAGCTCTTTATTTATTTTTGCTAACTCATCATCTAAACTATTTATTTCAAAATCAACTGTGTTTCCAGAGCTATCTGTATGTTTTTGAGTAGATTCAAACGTAGAAACAGGATCAGTTTCACTTGCGGGGTCTTCAGTGCTTGTAAAGTCTGTATTATTTTCATAGCTTCTTGTTACGCCTGTGTTTTCGTCTTCTTCTTTTTGTTTTTCTATTAAAGCCGCACCTATATCACCAGCTGCTGATGCTAAATCTCCTAATCCTTTACCTAAAGCGCTCATACCTCTTTCAAAAGAGTTACCTATTTGTTCGTAAACAGGTTGTAAACTTCTAGGCACGTTAGCCATAGCAGCTTTATAAGCAGCGTTTACTAACGTAGCGTCTGTTCTTCCTAATATAGATGGTAATCCTTGTTTTTTTGCCATATTTAATTATTTTTTTTTACTAAATCATTGCAGCGCCAACCTTACCACCGCCTTGAGCTATACCGCTAAATATTTGACCATACATACCCATTTGAGCACCTAACATTTGCGCATCCAAACCAAATGCACCCATTTGATTAGCATAAGCAGCTTGTAATCCAGCGTTAGCACCGGCCATACCACTAAACTCTATACCAAGTAAAGTGTTTACTCTTGACATTTCTGCTTGCTGAACCATAGCCTCACCACCTCTCTGTGCCATATCAGCAGCGGCCATACCACCTCTTTCAGCGGTTTGTATTTGACTAGCAGCTCTTGCGGCTAAAACTTTGTTTTGTCTTTCTTGTTGAGCTATATTAGCTGATACTTGTGCGGCTTGTATTACACCTTGATTAGCTAAAGATTGCGCTAAATTAGCTATACCGCTACCACCAGCAGCACCTCTAAGAGCTTGTAATATATTAGCTCTTTGTTGCTCACCTCTTTCCATTTGAAAGTCTGCAGCTTGAGTATCTACAGTTAAGTCTTCAAAAACATTTTCCATGTCTTCGTAATAGTTTTGTAAATCTCTATACGGATTAACAAACTCAAATTGTCTATACTCTTCTTTTTGTTTTTCTAAAATGTCTCTTTGAATAGCTTGTTCTTGCTTATAAGCAGCAACTTGCTGTTTTGCAAAATCCATTGATTCTCTAGCAATACGTCTTCTTGCTCTTCCTCCCATATTTATATGTATTTAAAAGTTTCATAAGCCGGTGCAGTTTTATCTATAGTCCAGCTTAATTTATTGTGAATATTTTCCATGTGAACATTACCGCAAACAGTGAATATAAACTTTATACCCTCTTGCTTTGCTTGTCTTTCTATATTAAGTATTAATTGTTCTATAATACTTCTTCTATCTTTTTGTCTGTAGTTAGGGTTTGAAACTACATAAGTTAAATAACCAACTGGAGCATGTTTATCAGTAAACAAAAAGCCAGCAGCTACCATTTCTTTTTTTTTGCCAATTATATAGCAATAATTATTATGTGGTAGATATTCTTTTTCTATAGCACCTTTTTCTCCCCACCACCAGTTCCACCATTTTGAAACCGTATTATAATCCGAGTTGTTAAAACTACGGAAAATTATTTCATTATTCATTTAATTTAATTTATAAAATAATAGTTACACTTTTTAGCGTTATTTTACACTACGACGCTGTTATGAGACGATCTAAATCAAAATAAAGAGATGTACTTCTTACAGCATTATTTGTTATTTGTATTTTACCACTTATTGTAAATACTCTACCAGCGCCTTTAAATGTTAAACCTTGACCGTTTTGTAACACGTGACCACCTGGTGTTAAAGTAATAGTGTTACTAGATATATTTGTAACTACAGGTGTAGCTACACCAGAGTTTAAATTAACACCATGAACAGTACTAACATCATCTAATATACCGCTAGTACTTGTTATATCAAAACTAGTTAAAGCGTCTGTGCCGTTAGCATCTGAATCATTCACAGTAGTTATTACGTCTGCTAATTCTATTTTCAAATCAGTCATAGTTATGTCTATACCTGTTAAAGTTTTAATACTTGTTTTACCGTAAGCATAGCATTTGTTGTTGGTATTTCTAACGTTTGTTAATTGTTGACCAGCACTAAAAGTAATAATGCCATCTTGATTTGATACTAAGCCATATTCAATTGTAGGTTTTTTACCAAGCGTTTCAAGAGCAGGTATATTTGCATTAGTAATAGTATAAGTTTCTTCTTCAATACTACCATCTTGTTGAACAACCTCTCTTGTTAATTCTGTTTCATCTAAAATACCTTGAATTGTTGCGTTACTAGTAAAATCTGCAGTAGCTCCAAACATATTTAAACCAGGTACTAAAGCGTGTAAACTTGTGTTTGAAGTGTTTATTTGCCATCTACGATATTTAAGCGCTTGAGAATAAGCAACGGTATTTGTTCCTCCAGCTGGTATTGTAACGTTTTTATTAAGAGTTATAGTTTCTCCTGAAACATTAGTAACAACAACAGGTCCATCTAAATCATTTATACCATCAAAACCAGGGCCAGTTATAGTGCTTTCAGTACTAGCGCTACCACCTGAAATGTCAAAAGTATTAGTATTAGTTCTAGGCAAATTACTTATAGCCATTTCAACTTTTGATTCTGAAGGAGGGTCTATTGTTGCAGGATAATTTCTAAAATAAGGTTCTGTTATTCCTAAAGTAGTAAAAGCAGTTAGATCACCTAAGCTAGGTTGTTTTAATATAACACCTTTTTTTGTAGAACCTAAAGTAACACTAAAAGAAAATGGTATTAAACCAGTACTACTACCTGACTGTAAATCAAAGCTAGCAGAATTAACAGTTGCCCCACTAAAGCCAGAAGCCGAAGAAGGTGTTAATGCAGTTAAAGTTAAAACAGAGTTTGGATATTGATATAATACTCTTTGCAACACAGAAGAACTAGAACCTATTGTATTATTTATATCAATACTATCGTCTAGAAATCTAGCGTCTACATAAGGAATATGAAACGTATCTAGCTCATTATGAGCATATAAATACAAGTCATATTTATTAGGGTTATTACCTAATGTTAAACCCCCAGCAGGAAATTGAACTACAACGCTAGCCTCACCGTTAACACACTTTCTGTTTTTTAATCTTTTTCTTGCAGAGCCAAAAGTTTGTGTGTTAAAATCATAAAAAGTAATAGTAGAACCTACAGTTCTTTGTATTTCTAAACTAAATATAGAACCATTATCTCCTAATATTTGAATACTTCTAGACTCACCATCGTTACTTAAATAATTAGAACCGTAATTAAAATTTTTTATTTCCATATTACTTACTACTTTCGTTTATTTGTGAACTAGCAGAAAATAATTCTGCTTTAATTTTTGCATCGTTTTTAAACGTTGCTTCTGCATAATAACCTGTAACACCTGATTTGTTTACTAAAGAGTCTTTTTTAAACAACACAAAATCACCTTCTTCAAATATTGTTGCAGGTGGATTTGCACCAGTATCATGCTCTACTGTAATTGTATTTTTACCAATTGATACTATTGGCAAGTCGTATTCAACTAAATTTGCACTATCAATAACGTCACCATCGCCAATATTAGTTTTTACAACATAATGAATAGTATCGTTTAAAGATAAAGACGTGTTAATATCTTCATCAAATGTTATAACAACTTCATCTAAAACCGTTGTAGTTGTAATTCCCGTAGCTGGATCTGTAACATCTTCTGTTAAAACAGTATCTTGCGATATAATACCTATACCTTGTATTTGATTTGAACTATAATCTATTTCAGTATTATCACCTTTTATGTAATTAAACCACTTACCTTCTTTTTCTATAAACTCGTGTACAGCTCCACTGTTTTTATCTGTAGATAAACTATTTAAATACCAACCAGGCTTGTCTTCTAAATTATAATAACTATCATCATCGGTTCTTACAGTAGATTCTGTTGTTGCTATTATTTTAGCTTGAGTACCTTCATAATTTATAGTTTCAAAGTTTTTAATAGTACTAGGCGCATCGTTAAACAGTAAAGTTATTTCTGACTCGTAATCATCACCATAAAACTGATTTCTATTTACACTATCATCGTGGTGTATGTATAGTTCACCTTTATCAAAACTATAATAGTCACTAGAACAACTTACACTACTTTCTGGTACATAAGTTTTAAAGCTTGTCCAACCTCTAACATTTTCTTGAAAACTAACGGTTATTAAACCTTCTTCTATATCGTTTAAAGTTAAATTATATTGATCTTTCTTTTTATCATAACCACCAATTAATAAATCAGATGTTTTTAAATTATCTCTAAAATAATCTTTCATACCGTGCAAAGATATTGGGGTTAAACCATCTCTTGACAATCTTAAAACAACACCTCTTTGTTTGTCTGTAAAATAAGATCTATACGCTTCTGAAACAAAAGACTCTGGATTTTTAGATATACCATAATCGCCAACATAAGGTATTGATTGCCCTAAAACTTTTTCATTAGATATTAATTGAGGATTACCATCTGCATTAAACAACGCGTCTTTATTTGATAATATTCTTAAAACCTTATCTTCACACAGTACGGTTAAATCAGAATCTCTTGTGTGAAGTTTTTGTATACTACCGTATGTAGGATTTAAATCTTTTGTAATTTTTTCTGCTAAATTAAATTGATTTGTTTCGTTAAAACTACTAGACTTATTATATATACCAGAGTATATTAAACTACTTTTTCTTTCTTCTTTTTTATAATCATCAAACTCTGCAGAAACTCTAACACCAGGGGCTAAAAGCATTTTATTAAAATCATCTCTAACTCTAGTAGACTCAACACCGTTACCAAAACTATAACAATTATGCCAATTTAAATCATAAGCAAAATTATGAGTTTCTGTTTTTAATGTAAACGCGTCTGTTTGGCCGCTAGTTAAAGTACCAATTGTATCTATTTCTATATATATAACATCACCATTTGGTTTTGTTATCTTAAATAGATCTCCAGTATTTATTATTTGTTCTATTGAGTATGTCATATTAAAATCTATCTGCTATGTGATCTGGTTGAATAATAAGAGGTACTACTGTAACTGCTTCTGATAAAGTTATATCACCTTCATCATCTACACTTGTAATAGTAACACCTTCTGGTATACCATTACTTTCTACATGTTCTATTTTAGAGCCTACTGGTATTATTTCGCTTAGCTTGTCTGTTGATATTTTGTAATAATTACTAGCTTCGTAATAAATATCTAAATTTTTATCTTTTTTAGACTCTGTTTCCCAAACAGCTGGATTTTGTGATAACTCGCTTTGATCTTCATCAACAACAGTAACAAACTGCATTGTATAACCAAGTGGCGCAACACCTGTTTTAAGCAATGACTCACCGCCTTTTCTAAAATAATTTAAATTTTTAGCAGAGTTAGGACACATACCGTTCATGTAGTATTGTTTAAAAACTAAGTTATCTGCAGTAGTTATATCTCCAATTTTACCGTTACCAGTTCCTGATTCTAAATCTTCTTCAATACCGTCATAAGCTCTAAATTTAATAGTAAATTTATTTGTACTGTCGTCAAAAGAAATACCACTAACTATAGCTATTTTAGTTATTGTACGTGTAGTAGTACCATCATCTTCATAAGCATGTAACACCATACCCTCTTGCACGCTCATTGTGTCTCCAGTATCTGTAGTACCACTTATACTATCAAGCTCTATTTGTGCTAAACCACTATTAGAAGCTTTTGTGCCAGTAGGATTTGTAGATGCTGGTACTGTTAAAGTTATACCACCTGGTATTGGAGTTCCTGGTGTGCCAATAGGATTCCAAGCAATAGGCTTGTCAAGAGATAATCTATAATTTACAGAAAAATTATAAGCATTTAAAAAAGAAGGCGCTCTATAATGAACTACAGTGTCAGCAGTATTACCAGGACTACTAGGATTACCGTTTAAATTACCACTACTATCATATTCATTTTCATAATATGTATTACCATTATTAGTAGCGTTTACAATGTTTTTATTTCCTAAAAATTGATTTACATTTGAAGCAGATGTATTGTTATAAGCACCTACACCATCCCAATCTGCATCTTCACATAAATTATCATAGTTTACTAAATAGCTTATTGTAACATCAGTTACTGTATATATAGTAGAAGCTGGATCTTCTTTAAATTTAAACTGACTACCAGCGGCTAACTTTCTTATAAAAGCACCCTGCGTTGGCGCAAACGTAGAGTGGTTTATTAAATCAAAAAAGTCAGAGTCTGTGTATGGGTAACCTTGCGTTGCCCAACCAGTAGTTTCTTCTGGCTCTATACCTCCAAAACCAATATTTATTGCAGAAGTAGTGCTGTAACCAGCATAAGCATCTCTTTCAACCCAAGCACTGTGTGCAACTCCAGAGTTTGCTATAGGATAAGTTTCGCTAACAACAAGTCCGTTTTGTTGTACTGTGCCATAAGGATAATTACGAGAGTTTTTCATACCATTAAAATACCACACGTCTTCAAACTTTGTGTTGTCCCTATCTTCTTCTAAATCTAATTTTAATACTCTATCATTAGCAGCTTTGTCTGGATCTAACTCTGTATTTATACCTCTATACCAAGCTTTTAAACCTAAAACAGTATTCCATTGTTTTCTAGCATAATTAGGATCAGTGCTAGTATGATTAGCTGGATCATAATCAAAATCACCTAAACTTTGAATAATAGATTTAGTTGATTTTAAATATTTATATAAAGTAGCATTAGCATAACTAGGTGGATCAGTCGCGCTTTCACCTAATGGAAAATTACCTACAGTATCGTAGTAACCACCTGCACCTCCAGTATTCCAAGCGTCTTCATCAGAATTTACTCCAAAAAATTCACCAGCATTACCAGTGCCATGATAATCAGGTTGGTTATATTTATTATTACTTTTAGATTTAAAATAATATAAAGTTTTATCTGTTGCAGAAGAAGTTGTGTACTCTACGTCATCGTTATCTATACTAGAAGAAATAAATTGATTATAATGTTCGTCTCTAAATATTTTTACAAAAAATCTACCTTCAAATTTAGGTGAGTTTTCTATTCTTTGTTTGAATATTTTTAAAGAAGCGCCATCATTAACTAGAGTAGGCGTACCAGAGTTTGATGGATCATCATTAAACTGAGCCATATCAGCACCAAAAACACCTTCTACTGTAAATATAAATTTAGCAGTACCACTAGTAGTTTTTTCAATATTAAAAACTTTATATCTGTTAGATGATAAAGGTTCATTAACAATTTGTATAAAATACTCATCACCTACAGGTCTATTGTTAAATATAGTTTCTAACTCAGACAAACCGCTACTATTATATCTAGAAAATTTAACGCTAAAGCTACTACCGTTTAAAGCAGGTATTTCACAACCTAATGATGAGTCAAATAATTCTACCCCCGTATTGTTGTGAAACTTTGAGCTTATAAGCATTTTATTTGCTTTTATAAACTCAGGAGCTTCATTTTTTATATCTATTATTTTGTATTTGTTTTTAGTAGCTAAATCAACAACATTATTATCAACACCTTTTTTTAATACTAAATAATCATCTATTTCAACTTTGTTTCTATCGCTAGATGCAAATGACAACCAAACATTACCATCTTCAGCATCATACCAACGATCCATTGCTAAATTAAAATATTCACCACCAATATCTTTAACATAAAATTTAAAATAATCAGCATTTACAGGGTGACCATCTGAATTTATTTGTATTTGTAAAGTGTTTATTTCAGGAGCAGATAATAGCTGTACTTCGTTTGTAGCGTCTGAATTTGTTAATACAGGTGTTTGCCTACCGTATTCATCACTATAAACTACACCTACTTGATATTTTCTAGAAGACTTTATTGATGGTATACCTAAACCACTATTGTTTTCTTCATTATTTATTTTAGTGTTTAAAGATATATTAAAGTCTTCGTTTTGCGAAGTATTATCGTTATAATATTCTAAGTCGTAATTTTGTTGATAGTTACCATAAACAATTCTATTTCCTAAAACTTCTTGAGCTTTAGCGTTAATAGGCACGTTGTCATAAACTCTTAGTAGTTGACTTTCAGGTAGTATACCTTTTACTGTATCATTAGTAATATTATAATTAAAAATTAAATCTTTTGTTTTTATTGTATCAACTAAATATACAGCTGTAGAGTCGTCTTCTTTATATAAAATATCTATAGCAACAACATCACTTGGCATTTCATCATTAAGATTTTTTAATGTTATATCTTTAACTGTATTTTCCATACCAATATTATAACCCTCTACCGGATGGTAAGAAAAACTACCAGGAGAAAATACCGCATGGCTAAATGGAGAGAAACAAGAATATTCGTTGTCAGCGTATTTATATCTATAAGCAAATCTAGCAAATTTTAAATCAAACAAACTTTCAACGTCTTCGTATAAATCTACAGCATAACCTAATGTTTGACTTCCAGCTGGTACTGTAGGTGGTGTTCCTACTACAGATGTTACTTTAATACGTACTTTAGCAATTTGCACGTCTATTCTAGTTAATTCTACATTTTTTACAACACCGTTAAATAAATTACTACTAGTATCATTATCAGCTTGAAAATAAATAGCAGAAGGATAATTTTGGCCTAATGAATTGTTAAAAGATTGTTCTGGTATAGTAAAATCATAAACACCAGCGTCTGATACAGTTATATCATCTAAATCTATTTCGTAATAATTTGAACCATTATTATGAAATCTAATTATGAGTCTACCTTGTAAAATACTATTATACTCAGCTAATTCAAACGACAGTCTATATCTATGAGTATCTAGCACTTCATTTCCAGCACCACTATCATAAAAATAATGTACTAGTTTTTTACCAGAAGTACCACTACTAGAATCAAAATAATAATCATTAGCCGTACCTGAATTAGTCCAGCTTGGAGTTTGAACAGTAGTGTTTTCTATAGGAAAAGGTGTTACAGTATTTGTAAACTCATTGTTATTCCAATCAGTTATATAACCTTTTAAATCGTAATTTTGTAATGGAAGAGAAGGAGGGGTGTTGTCTAAATTAAAAGCTTTTAATATAACATCAGTGCCTGGTTGCCAACTTAAATTAAAATCATTACTAAAGTTTTCATCAGTTTCTATTATTGTATCAAAAGTATCACCTACTTTTATTGTTGAAAAGTCGTGTATTCTACCTTTAGAGGAGTTTATAAAAGTATGTCGGTTAGTTGCTATGTTAGCTATATTTATAAAACCTATATTAGCTAAAGTAGGATCTCTAAAATAATTATATTGTATTGTTGGAGCATTAATAGGTGACTTTTTAATAACGGTTATATTTTCTTCTTTAGCATCTATATCTGCGCCAGTGTAATCTGTTATTTCAGTTGAATCAGTACCTGAAGAAGCAGTACCTTCTATTGATCTTGGTATATTTATTTTTTTTGGTTCATTAGTACCGTCTGTAAAAAATAATAAATCATTAATTATATTTATACCTGTTATTTTATCTTCACTAAATTTTAAAACAGTATTACCATCATCTACAAAAACAGGTATTACACTTGTTTTATCATACTGTAATATGTAACTTTTTGGACTACCACTAGTAGTATCAAAAACAAACCAATATATTTTATCATTTTTTTCATCAGCAATACTACCTATACAAACACAATTATTGTCAATATAACTAAGATCTTCAACTATTTTATTACCAAGTATATTTTGTACAGAGCCAACATCAGATTCATCTGAAGTAGAAACTTGAATATTTGTAGCATGTCTATACTCACCATTTTGAACAAGTCTTTCGTCAAGATCTTTGTTCATTTTACCGGTGGTAAAATTGTGTTTAATTTCCGGCATGTTATTTTATTATCTTAGATTTATTTCTAAATGTTTGAATTATTTGTTCTAATTTAATATTAGATAGTCTTAGCTTTGCATTTCTTTTTGAAGCTCTTTTTTCTTTTTTATATCTATTAATAGCGTATTCAGGCACACCTAATCTAGTTGACATTATATCGCAAAGCATATGTTTATACATTGCTTCTTCTGCAAACTTATGAACTTGCGTTTCACCATCAGTACCCAAACTATCACTTATGTAATCTAACACAACAGTTTTACCACTAATATTTGAGCTAAAGTTTATATAACCTTGTAAATTGTCTATATAAAAAGATCCGTTAATTTGAGCTTGTTCAGGTTGTAAACCAAATCTTTGACCTTTATTTAAGTTGTTAAATCTAGGGTCATCATAATCATATTCTGTTATAATATTTTCAGCAGGATTATTTGATTTATAGCTTTGCCAAGTTGACGAATCATTAGTTACAACATCTCTTGGCATTAATCTTTCTATTGGTTCACCACTTTTACAAGACACACTGTTTATTTTGTTTACAAACTGCCATTGCGTTGGTATTACAGCATTTGGATCGTTAACAACAGTAGCAGCAACACCATCACCTTTTGTTTCTTCAGTATCTACAGCAACAGTACTATTAATTATAAAATAAACTTCATTATAGTTTGTAACGTCAATATCTAACTCTTGAGTACCATCTACAGTAAATTCAAGAAAACCAATGTCAGGATTGTTTAAGTTTTTACTTAAATGATTAGGATTATTACTTATCTGTTGAGGAGTTCCTTTTGTTTTTGTGTTTTGTTCACCAGGTGAAGTTTGTATACCTACAACAACTTTACCGTCAGGAACAGAGCTACTAAAACTTGTAGCGTTACCAGAGCCAGTAATATTACTAGCTAAGTCTTTTTCAAAAAGATCTACATCTGCACTTATTGTTAAAGTTTTTATTTCACTAACATCAATTCTTTGCCAACAAGACAACACTCTACCATCATAAATAGGGTTAGGACTAACAGTAGTCATAGGTTGTGAAACGTGAGTAAATTGTAATTGATTAGAGTGAGGCGGAATAGTATTTGATGCTATTTTAAAACCACCTCCAAAACCTAAAATTGGATTACCGCTTGTAGTTGGGTTTGGTGCAGAAGTTTGACCGTCTCTTTGTACTTTACTAAAACTAGTTTTTTTCCATTTTGAACTTAATGTAGGACTTTCAAAATCAGCATCTATTAATAATTCTACATCATCAGAAAATATATAATCACCATCATCATCTTGCAATATTGAAAATGGATTTGAAGTATATTTTGTTTGATATATAGGATGTTTAATACCAGAGCTGTCAGTCCAATAAACTCCTGTGTAATTTACATAATCTTGAGGTAATATCATTTTTAAACTTGGTGGTAAAACTATTTCTTGTGATTTAATAGATTTAAAAGTATCAAATGATAATTCTTGTAAAGCTCTCATAGCATGAAAAGCTATATCAACTCTTTTTATTCTAGGTATTATTTTATCTTGACCAACATAAGCAATTTGAAATTGATTAATTATATCATCTAAAGATACAAACTGATAATCACCATAATTATTTCCTTCGTAATAAGCTTGATTTGTTTGGTTAATTAATGCCATTTATTTATTGTTTTTCTTGTTGTATAGTTGAAGTTTGTAAAGCAGCAGCAGCTTGTGATAATTGTGGTTTTTCTATAGCTACACCAGCCATAAATAATATTCTATAAACTAATTCTGATTCATCAGAGTGATGTAATTCAAAATCAATAGAATTAGTGCTATTATAAAAAGGTTTTTGATTTATTATGTTATAAGCCCAACTAGGAGTTGTTGGTTTTTTTATGTAATCTAGAAGTGTATCGTTATAGCCAGAATCAGGAAATCTATAAATTTCATTTTCTAATCTATAAAATATAGGTCTAGTAATAGTAGGTCTTGTTAATTTAGATAAAACAAGAGCGTCGTGTTCTTTTTTGCTAACCTCTTCTGCTGTATAAAAAGTGCCGGTGATAGAGTCTTTATATCTAACAGACTCTAGTCTATACACTTCATCGCTAAGCGGGTTTTGAGATCCACTTTGTTTTCGGAATAAAGAAATTTTTTCTTCAATAATATCTGTAGGATCTGAAGAAACTGTATTATTACCAGGTATTCTTTTAAATTGATTTAAATCATAAAAATACTGTTCAAATATTTCTTTTTGTGCTTGATCAGCAAATAAATTAAATTCTTGAGGAGTTATATAGCCTCTTTTTTCTTTATTAGCTATTGCTAATACTTTTTGATATACTGTATTTATATTTACTGCCATATTTTTTTATTGTAGTTTGCGATCGCCCCGTAGAGCGACCGCCTCTACAGTTTGATTAATTTAATCTTTTTTCTATGTTTGCATAGATTTCCATACCTTCATCAGTTTTAAACCAATGCGCTAAAGCGGTATATGGATGCTCATCAAAAGGAACTGTCATAATAGGTCTATTGTTTGAAGCCCATAAAAAGTTTCTTTGATCACTTGAAAGTTTAATAATATTAAGCTCTACAGCTTTTATACCAAAGTTTCTAAGTTGAACGTTATCATCAGCAGCTAGTTCTAAGAACAAAGCAGGATTACTACGAGCAAATAGTAATAAATCTCTTTTAAGTTCCTTAGAACTCATCTTAGATACTTCAGAACCTTTTTCTACACGCATAATAGCTTCTGCTATCTCAATATCTATTTGTCTAGCTAAAACTATAGCGTCTGCTTCTAATTCTAATATTTCTATTTGATCTGCAGCTTCTTCAACAGGTTTATATTCTGTGTAAATATTTTCCCTATGTGGGTGGTATAAAGATAATAGTTTTTGTAAAACCGTTTTTTCTTTTTCTACAAATAAACTACCATTTCTAAATATGATGTGAGCTAATCTCTGATCACCTTTCATTTCGTCAACAAACGACGTTCTTTGATTTTCACAATATTTTAACTCTCTTTCGTAACCTTTTTCTTCATCAAAATAATATATGCCGTTAGTTCTTAACATATAAGATAAAGGTTTTCTATTTGATTTTAAATTATAAACTCTATCTTTAATTTCCCACTTTGGTTTTGCAGGTTCAACTTTTTTAGGTTTTGGTGTTTCAACAACTGGTGTTTCAACAACAGGTACCTCTACCTTTTGTTTTTGTTTTTTTGCCATAATATAATATATAATAAAATTAATAAAAAGAAAGGGTCGAGGCCGAAGCCTCGATCCTTAATAAATAGTTTACTTCATTAACATGAAGTTGTTAGCAGCTTGTGTAATTAAACATCTTTCAGTTAAGAAGTGTAATTGCATAGCATCTAACGCAGATGTAGCAGCACCAACAGAACCAGTAACCCAAGTTTTCATTCTTCGGTCATCAGTTGCTGAAGCTCTAAATCTTACATGTAAGAAAGGTCTCTTAATACTAGAACCAACAGTTTGGTCATAAACTGAAGAAGTACCAGCAGGTATCATAACGCCTCTAATTCCGTTACCAGGACTAGCAGAGTTAATACTACCTCTTGTAGCTTTGTCGTTTAAGTATCTGAAATCAGACTTGTAGAAGTCATAAGAACCTCTTCTGAAACCAGTGAAACCTAAATTTAATGCCATATCTTCAGAGTTGTTGAATACACCGTATGATGTACCACCAGCTCCGTAAGAGTTCATTGAAGCTAACATATCATCAATAGCTAAGCTAGTTGATCTGTTAACAAACATCATGTACTCTTCAATAGCGCCTTGCTTATCAAATTCAGCAAGTATTGCATCAAACTCAGCTAAATCAGTAGCAGGGTTAACACCAGTTACACCTGTAGTTATGTTACCTCTATCTTCGATAGCTGCAAATAAACCTTGTGTACCTGTTTGTGTTCCATCTGCTCCATACATAGAGAAAGCAGAGTCAGTTAAAGTAGAACCACCACTAGCAGCAGATAATTCACTTTCTAACATTGCCATTTCAATGTAGTCAGTAAATCTTGCTCTTGTGTCAGCTTCAGCTTTTAAGTACCATAAGTAACCTGATTGTCCGTTTTCAGCAGAAATTTCAACCCAACCAATTCTAGAAGCGTCAGATCCTGATACTTCGTAGTAATCTTTCATAATGATTGGCTTGTTTCTAAATGTTTTAAACTGAGGCTCGTTAGCACCTCTACTATCAGTAGCACCTGTACCAATATCGGTAGTGTAAGACTTGCCTTTTGCAAACTCAGAACCATAAACTAATATAGTAGTGTCGTTAGCACCAGTTGTAGTAGTTAAAGTAGCTTGAGTATAACAAGCAACAGATATAACGTTATCTATTACTTCAACAACTAAACATTTGAAAACACCATTAGCATTAGAAACGATGACAGTGTCTGATTGTCTAATACCATGATCAGTACCAGTAACAGCAGCACCGTCAATCTCTTTGTTAATTGTTATTTCAGTAGCACCTGTACCTGCACCTGCAACACCTAAACCAGCACCTTGTGTTTCGTGTGTAATTTGACCAGTGTATGATAAATGTAATCTACCTTGCTCTGACCAAACTACTTCGTCTGCAGTCATAGACTCTTCTGCTCCTATTTGTGATAAGAAACCAGAAATTGTACGAGGTCCAAAAACTTCAGCCTCTTTTTCCATTAAATCTGGAACATATTGTTGCGCCCAGCCTTTTCCAGCTTCGGACGATAAATCGAGATAATTATTGTTTAGTGTTTGCTTAATCGAAGCAGGTACACTATTCAAATTATCTCCTCCTGTAATTGCCATAATTTTGTAATTTTAAATTGTTATTTATTTTTAATTTTAAACTTAAAATCATTAGAATTATCACCTAATACTTTTACTTTTATACCTCCAGCTTCAACTTCACCAAAAGCTTGTCTTGGATTCATATCAACATTTTTAGATTTAGCTATACTTTCTTTTAAAGCATCAGCTTTACCTTGTTCGTAGAAGTGTTTTGCAACAGCATCAGGATTCATAGCTGTAAATAAAGATTTGTGATAACCTTCGGCATCAACTAAAGTAGAATTTTTATCAACAAACTTTGTCATAAAATTACTTATATTACTTTGGTTTTGCTTTACTTCATCTTTGTTTTTAACATTAAATCTAAATTTCTTTTCACCTACATCAAAAGCAAAGCCTTTAAATTTATCGCTAAAAAGATTATTAGTTTTTTGTTCAAAAATTTTAGTATTATTATCTACAACTTTTTTATTTTCTTCTGATTCTTTGTTGTATCTATTGAAAAAATTTACAGCTTTTTGCTGTTCAGGAGTCAACTTTGATCCTGCTTTAATTTCTTCGTAATATTTAGACTTTTGCCCGTCTAAGTAGGCTCTAGCGCTGGCAACTTGCTCTTTTAACGCTAAATTTTTTCTTTTAATATCTCTTTCGTCGTCGTTTTCTTCATCAATTAAAAAAGAGTCTTCCATTAAAAAACTAATTTCATCATCTGTTAAATGTTTTTTAGTTTGTTTATAATACTCTCTTAAAACAGAGTTATCATCATAACTACTGTAATCTTGATTAAGACGAACATAGTCTTGAACATCACCACCAGTTTCTTCCATGAAGTCTATTAACTTCTGTATGTTTTCTGGTAAAGCCTTGCCTGTTTTTTGAGCTTCAGCTACAGCTTCTTTAGTTTCTTCAACTAATTCTTCAGCTTTTTCTTCAACTTTTTCATCTGTTATTTCTTCAACAACAGGTTTTTCTTGTGTTTGCTCTTCCGACTGTACTTCTTTTTGTTCTTGTGTGGACCCGGTGTCCTCGGATTTAACATCCTCAGCGACTCCTGTTTTGTCAATGTTATCGTTTGTAGTTTCATTTTCTTTGGTTTCTGGTTTTTTAGTTAAATCTACTTTTGTGACATTATCGTCCGTGTTGTTTTGTTTTTTAAGATCAACTTTAACAACGTTATCTTGTGTAGTTTCTTCAACTACGTTTTCTTTGTTTTCTTCCATAATATAATATAATAATAATTAATAAATTTATAAATTTCTTAGATCAAAGCTTTCTCCAATATTATTACTCATTGACTCAAAGTTTTTAGGTGTTTTACCACCTTTTCTTTGGTCAATCATTTCTGATTGTTGAGTTGCTTGTATTCTAGTTCTTTCGTCTTTACGATCTTCTTTCGTTTTTTCTCTATTTTCTAACTGTTGTGTTTCAACACTTTTTAATTGCATGTTATATTGAAACTCTAATTGCATTAACTCTTTTTTAACTTGAGCTTCTTGTTGTAGCTTTTGAAGATCCAGTTGAGCTTCTAATTGCGATAACTCAGCTTTACTTTGAGTTAACGCTTGAGTTTTTTGCATTTCTACTTGAGCAGCTTGTTGAGCGGCTTGTGCATTAGATTGAGATTGAGCTTGAATATTTTCCATTTGTAACCTTCTATCTTTTTGCTCTTTCTTACCTCTTCTTAATTTTAAAAGTTTATTTGCTAATTTTAAATTTTTAGTTTCTCTAATATCTATAGCATCTTCAAGCTCTATATTATTTTTTTGTAAAGCTACTTGTATATTGTTTTCAAGCATTTGTTTTTCTTCTTCGTCTGGTTGTAACTGTATAAATATACCAAAATCATATAAATATAAATCTTCTATTTCTTTTAGTGTAGCTACGTTATGACTTCCTATTGCTTGTATAAAAGCTTCTTTTGTTGGTGAATACTCTAATATATCAGATATTCTAAGCGATAATTGTTCAGCTATTTCTGCTGTTAAAAACAAACCGGCTTGTAACACGTGTCTTGTAGCTGTATTACTATTTGCTGCTGCTAGTTTTTGTACTCCAACTAAAGCGTTTTTATCTGGAGTACTACCATCTCTTGCTTCGTTAAGACCCGTAGTGTCTCTTATCATTTGCATATAGTAGTTATAGTTAGCTATTAAAGCTTGTATTTTATTACCACCATTACCACTTGTTATTTCTTGTATAGGTACTTTACCAGCGTTAATATCTCCTTCTTGCGTGTAAGATCTACCAATTACAGAACCTGTTTGGAAAAACATGTTTAATGCTTCTTGTGGATTGTAATTTGTGCCGTTACCTAAATCAACTTCTGCTAAACCATCAGCATCTAAATAAACTCCATCTGGCACCATGCGATTTAAAACTTGTTGTAGTTTTAAATGAGTTAATTGTATCATATCAGCAAAGCTTGTTATACGTCTAACTAAACTTTCAATTCTACCTTTATAAACCCTAGGCGCAACCATACTATAATTCATCATAACTTTAGTATAATTACTTTTAGGTCTCATCATGTTTTTAGCCATTTCCCACTTTAAAAGCTTATTACTACCAAGTATTAAAGCACCTTCATACAAAACTTCTATACTTCTTTGTAATCTAGTAAAATTACCTTCTTTGTTTTCTGGTGGATTAAACGTATCATCTTTTTCTATAGCTTTGTCAGCACCTGTACCTGTTTCTTTTACTTTATAAACTTCATTCATATAAGTTTTATAATCAAAATATAAAACTTGAACTTTATTATTATCCTCTTCTTTATAACCAGAAGATCCTTTTTGATAATTTCTTTGGTAAGTTTTTTTATTTTTAATTATATCTTCTAGTTCTTCTTGTTCTAAAAAAGGAAACTGTTTTGCAAGTTCATTAATTGGAACCATTTTAACTTCACCAACGTAATATACGTCTTCAAAATATGGCGATTCAGTATATGAATAAACTAAATCAGCTGGATCAACATAATTAATAACAACACCTTCAGAGGTGTTAAAACCTGTTTTTACAGCGCCAATACCTAAAACTGTTAAGTCATAATAAAAACGTTTTTGAACTAAATCAAATTTATTACCTTCAAACAATAAGTTTAAAGCTTGTTCTTCTGCTAGTTCAACAGGTTGTTTGTAATCAAGCTGCATGTGTAATTCTAGTTCCTCTTTGCTTTCGGGTAAATTTATATTAGTTTCTCTAGTATTTATATCAAATTGTAATTCGTTAGCATCGTTAATATCTTTTAGCTCCATGTCCATTAAAACAGACTCCATATAGTTTGTTCTTTCTTTAACACCAAATGGATCTATTGCATGGGCTTTTATATCATACGTTCTTTGCGTCATACCATTTACTAGTATATCTACAAATTTAGGTATAATAGGCACTGGAGTCCAGTCTAAATTTAAATAAGATAAATCACCATTAATAGATAATTCATCTTTATATTTTTGTACAGACTGTTCACCTCTAGCGTATAATCTTAGTTCATGAAAATTGTTTTTATTGCTAGTATATCTTGATTGATTATTATCATCATAAAACCACTCTTGCTCAATAGCTTTTGCTACCTTTAAACCATAATCATAACTAAGCTTCTCAGCATCGCTAACAACTTGACTTGGAAAATAACTTTTTACCGCAGACTCTGCCATATTTATTTTTTAATTAGTTTAGATGTATTACCTTGATTAGAATATCTAGCAATACTTATATTTACTTTTGGTTTTTCTATTTTAGCGTTTGGCCTATACAAATGTCTATTACAAGCCATTATAGCAAGGCCAGAGCTTATAGAAGCATCAAATTTTGTTCTTTTATTTATATCAAACTTAGCCCAATCATTTAACAATTCGTTAAAATAACAACTGCCAAATTGACCTTCGTTATCCATACCAACATGGCTTTGAATATACATTTCAATAGCAGCTGCATGAGCTTGTTTTATATCTTCGCTTGAGTTAGGTATACCACCTATTTCTTTTTCAGCTGTAGATAATTTATTCCATATTTTATCGGGCCTGTTCATACTATAACCTCGATAACCACGTCTTCTTAAATAGTACAATAATCTTGGTTTATTGTTTTCTGCAAGTAAAGGCATGCCATAAAATACTAATGCCATTAATACGTCTTCAAAAAATATATCAGCTGTTTGTGGTCTAGCTATATATTCTAAAAAAAACTGATTAGGCGGGCAGTCTTCCATGCTAAACTTAGTTAAACCGTGTAAAGCTCCTTTAGAGCCTTTACCATCTACAGTACCGCTAATATCGTAGCTGTCGCAGCCAAAAGCGCCCAAATGATCGTTGCCAGGATATTTGCTTCCATTTTTTATTGCTATTTTATTTTGTAAATTAGTTGGTGGTATCCAACTTATATTAAACCTACCTTTTGGATCCGGGTAAAATATAACTTGAGTATCTTTTACACCGTTAACCCATTGAAAATTACCAACACTTAAAGCAGGTTTTACTTCTTCATTATAATCTATTTGCTCGTATAATCTAACTAAGTTAAATATACTATTTTTTGTTTCATCTCTAAACGCATGTTCTTCAGTTCTTGGAAACTGTCTATAAAATTCGTTTAA